CATATTCATACAAAGTTAATCGCCCGATTTCATTGATGTCAGTCATGCCAAGGTATCTAATACAATTAAGCACAATCATCTCAAAGCTTTCTTGAGAAGAATAATGTTCATTGGGTTCTTTTAGGCTTCGGCTGCTACCTCTGCTAGATTTTTCTCTACTCGAGCCATAAATAACTTTGAAGCGTTTGACTGACGTAACTCATCTAAAACATCATTAAAGAGTTTTTCAATATCATCGACTTCATCAATGTAGTCGTAAATGTCGTTCAAGCTTGGACGAGGTGATTCTGTAATGGTTCCGACATGAATGATTTCGGCAAGTGTCACAACATTACGCTCAAACAAAAACGGAACCGTTGATTGTAAACCAGTACCAAATTTCATCCCCTCGCGTTCTGTAACATGAGCTTTATCCATTTCAGCAACAAATCGTGTGCCAAATTTTACGTTATGAGTTTTTCCTTTAATTTCCAATTGCATTATTCTTTTCTCCTTTAAAAATAAAAGGTTGGATACTAAATCCAACCTAACCGTTACATTTCAAAGCTGTTTTCTTTTTTGGTTTCGTTGGTTGTATCTTTAAATGCATACTGTACAGCTGTCTTTTGCTGTTCTGTCAATGTTGCAAATCCTTTTTTACCAACACCATTGATGGCAAACTCCATTTCAATTTCAATATTTTCTTCTGCGTTTTTCTTAGCGCTGAAGCTTGAGATGTACCCTTGGTAGTAAGTCGCTAGGTATTTACCGTTTCCTCCGCTTGTTCCAGTATTATTAATACCCCAAACTTTTGCAAGCTTATTGCCGCTGTCGCCGTTTTTGCTTGTTTCTTCTGAATCAATATCCCAAATTTCTACAAGCTCACCATCCTCCATGGCTTTTTCTAGTTTTGCTGCTAGTTCGTCACCTTTGGCTAAAATAGATGTTGCTTTGAAGTCGTACTCCAAAGCCCCCACGGACTGGATAATACCATCTTTAGTTTTTTGTCCATCTACGTCACGGCTTTTACCTACTTCATGTTCTGTCTGAAAAGCAAGTTTATTTGCTGCCCCATTAGATGCTTCTTTCAATAAACGGAATAATAGGATTGAATGAATCCCTTGTTTTGCTTCTAATTGTGTTGTTTGTTCTTGTGCTTCTGACATTACTTCTTTCTCCTCCTTTTTTATTTCTTTGCTAGGTTCTGGCATTTCTACCTTTTATCTCAAATTAAATCTAAGTGTGACAATCGATCGTTTAAGAGGTGTCACAGTTGTTGTGTCATCTAGCATCTGTATAGACGACTGCCTAATATTAAACGACCAACAGAATCCATCGGTACGAGCTACGGACATAGCTTGCGAAAAAATAGCAGATGCCATGTCAGACACCTGCTTCCGTTTTTTCTGCAACCCCCAAACGGACAATGTAAGTTCAACTGAACCTTTAATGTCGTCTTTATTTGGAATATATTCCGCATCAGTAGATTCCATTTCCACAAATGGATATGGGACTTCAAGCGGTGGTTTATAGTCGTAAACGTCGTAGTTTAGCGATTGGATACGCTTGTACATTTCATCAAAAATAGACTGATCTCTAGTTTTAATCATTTAACAAGTGCCTCCAAATCTTTTCTAAACTTAACTTTTTGCTCTTTTAGAGCTGGCAACACAAATGGTTGTTTATCCATAAGGCGAGTTCCTCTTTCAAGGTAGCCAGCATAATGAGTTCCTGGTTTAACCGTGACACTAAGTCCACCATCGCCGATTTCCATGGTAATAGAACGTCTGGTTGCACCTGTTGAGTAACCTTTTGTAAATACCGCTTTATTAATCATTTTCCTTTGAAGCTGATTACCGTTATCCCTGACAATCTTCTTGACAGCGTCTTTTTTGATAATAAGCTCAAGTTTATTTTTTAAACCAGCTGTTCCAACTACTTTTAAAGATATATCAGCTACCAATAGAATCATCTCCTTCCAGATAAAAAACAATAGCGCCAAGCTTGTTTGCCTGCGCTTTGTATCTCTTACCCTCATACTCACAATAATCAAATGCTTTTGTGTAAGGCTGTTTTAGGTAAATGACTTTACGGTCCTTTTGATAATCTCCAAAAATCTGCACGGACTTCTCCACACCCATTTCCATCGCAAAACAAGGTTTTGTCTCGCTTATAGTCTCTGTGTGCGTGTACTCGCCTAAATCAGGGTCGTATCGCTCATCTGTCGTTTTAACAAATGTAACTCTATCTGCATATCTCATAAAAAGTACAGTCCCCCTTTACGAGATTTGTCCTTGATTAAGTCAAGCTTTGCCATAATCATGTTATCGTATGGTTCAAACTCGTCCAAAAAGTCGTAGTATGTCGTCGTATGACCTTCCACACTCTCACTTTTTGCCCTTTCTGCACCTCTACGGTTAAATCTAGCAATTAAACAATCTTCTAAAACAAAACTAAAAGCGCTGTCTATTTTGACAACGCCATATTTAGCTTTAAAATGGTCTGTAACGCGTTTTAGCAACATGTTAAGTAAATCGTCCTGTTGACTGTCTAAGATGCCTAAATCAAGCTTTACATTGCTTATAACGCTACTTGTGTTTACTGCATCCATAAACACCTCCAAACTATCCGATTGCTTGCTTTAAAAGCTTCAATAGCTCGGATTTTTTAAGTTTAGCATCATACCCAACATTTAGTTCGTCAAGTTTGCTTTTAATCTCACTCACTTTTAGCTTGTCAAAGTCTACAGACGGCTCTAAAACACCGCCCTCTGTCAAAAACTCTACTCGGTCGCCCGAGTAAATATCGCCGACTTCGTAGACTACTTTTGTTACTTTATCTTTAAATGCTCTAATTACTCTAGGCATGTTGACCTCCTACATCTCAAAGCTGTTTTCTTTTTTAGTTTCTTCTTCGGATTCTGTTGCATTAATGATTTGTACTTCTTCCAAGCGTTCAAACGATGGCAAAGCAATCATAGAAACTTTTGTTTGGACGTTCACTGGGTCAGTTGTCTTAGTAGTGGTAATTGCAATACCTGTTTCAACAATAGAGACCTCAGCATCTGTTGCCTCACCACCAAGCAAATCTGATTGCTCTGGAGTAGTACCAAATACTGTGTAACCAAGATTGCCGTTAGGAACTAAAGTTGCAAATCCATCTGGGAAGTATTTTTTAGCTTTACCGTCGTCTCCGACAAACATTCCATCCTTAAGCAAAATTTTAAGACCTAGTTCATCGGCAATATAAGTTTCCAAATCACCTTTAGTAACAGCTGCCCCATCTGGCGCCATAGGCTTTACAACGTCTAAAGTGTTACTTGCATTTTTAATCAGGCTAAGTGTCTTAGAGTTCATGATGATAGCTTCTGGCACAAAGCCACGTTCTGCCATTACTTCGATAGCTTTTTCGATGTCTTTAAGTGGTGTAGCGGTATCTACTTGTTCCCATTTTGTATCTGGCTTAGTTGTTTGCGAAGAATCTAACCCATAATCAAAATCTTTCATGACACCGTTTGATGCAACATGGATTTTACCTTTAGACAATACTTCCATACGCATTGCTTCTAGACGTGCTTTTGCACCTGCAATAAGTGTTACTTTATCGTTGTAAATCGCTGCTAGCGCTGTGTCAATAAGCTCTTGATTTTTAGTTTGAGCTAACAAACTGAGTTGTTGACGGTCTGCTTCCTTGACAACCATAGCCTCTTTGAAGAATGGCATTTTTTCGTCAAGCAATTCAACAGCCATACGATCACGTAGCGGCACTTTAGTGTCAAAAGCAGCTGCTTTAAGAGTAACTGGTTTTCCTGCTGCACCTTTAATAAATGACAGTTTAAGACCTAGTTGTTGTTTTGGCGGAAACGCATTTTCCCCTAGCGTGTTTCCGACATTTTCGTTTTTAGCATTGTAAAAACCTTTGATATTTTCCGATGTGATAATTTCGTGAATCAATGCCATGTTTATTTACCTCCCTTGATAAAGACAATGTGCGGTAGTTCTTCTTCCAACACTTCATAATCTTCCGCAATAGATGAATCAGCAAGCTTGTCTGCATTGATAGTCCCACGATAAATACAGGAACCGACTGCATCGCCATTTGTTAAATCGACATCTGTAAGCAAAATCCCGCAGATGTTATCCTCACTTTCTACGGCACTGTTATCGACCGCTTTAACTTTCTGTTTGCGGTCTTCAAATACTGATCCTGAAACACCTGCTAACACTGTCCCAGCTGGAACAACTTCCTTGCCGATTTTTTTTGAATCCAAAGTGACTGACATAGCCTCATAGTCGAGATTGTGTAGAATCTCTTTAGATGTTGTTACTTTACGTTTGTTCATAATTTCCTCCTAAAAAAGCTTGGTGCTTTGTTGTGCTGCCTTACTAGCCAAGTTAGCACCGTAATTGGTTTGTTTTGCGACACCACCGCCTGTTGACGGAGTGGTCTGGCGTACAAGAGCTTTGCGGTCATCAGCGATAACTTTAGCAAATGCGTTTGCTAGCGTTGTTACATTTGCTTTTGTTTGTTCTGCATCCAAAGTCACAACTAAACCAAGTACGTCATCGTTGACGTTGATTTCAGATTCTGCAAACA